TCTGTTGAATGATGTTTTCAATATCTTCATCTGTTTGATGCAATACATTCTTACGAATCCATTCAACTGAATAGTAACGTCCGGCGTATTCATCAATCTCACGCAATGTACCTAGGCGTTCACGCAACAACTCCGCATCTTTCAATTCAGAGAAGTGGTTATCCTGTAGGAAGTCTACAGCAATATCCTGTCGCATTGCTTCCCATTCTTCTTCAGTAACAATACCTTTAAGAACGAGCTGGGTTTTCAATACATCAATAAACAATGCAGAGAATTTCTTACGTAATCGATTAACAAACTTCTGGAACTTAAGCTCATCGCGTGAGATCTCAGTAGTTCGTCCAATATTAAACTGTTGCTCTTGCTCTAAACGACCACTTGGTACATTCAAAGACTTGTACAACTTACGACGGAAGTATTCAATGTCATCAATCTGACCTAGGTTTTCACCACCAGGTAGAGTCGAGATCTCAGTACCACGGCCGCCTTCACGTCGTGGCAACCAGAAGTCTTCGAGCATTGACATGTGCTTCTTGTCGTCTTTCATATCACCAGTTTCGGCATCGTATACCATCTTGTTACGATACTTTGCCATGATGTTACGAAGATACTCTTCAGCCTTACCCTTAGGAAGGTTACCTACATCGATATAAAATATACGACGCTCAGGTGCACGTGCAAGGCGATAGATTACCAATGAGTCTTCCATCATACGAAGCTGGTTAACTGGCTTCAATGCTTTGTGTAAATGACTCAGTACACGCTTTCGGCTTGAATCTAACAGACCTGATGTTACATATGTAATCGAGTCTTTTGCAATCTTTAATCCCTGGCCTTTAGTACCTAACGATTCATTCTGATAGATGAAGTATTCATTGCTACCTACGATAAGTTCAGCGCCAGTCTTAGGATCTTTTTCCTTTTTCAGTTCACGAACTTTACGGATCTTTGTAGGATCAATTGGTCGTAGCTCTAGCAAACCATTCTTAGGATTCTTTTCGTCAATAATCTTGTGGTAGTATAAACGACCATCAACATACCAACGACGGAAAATGTCGTGACCATACCAGTTTAGATTAAGCATTGTAATTACATGCTCAAACTCTGCGTTGATCAATTTCTTAATGCGATCAGGTTGATCTAAATCATCCATGATCAATGAGACAGGAGCAGAGTCATCATCCGAAACAATCGCTTCGTTTACAATGTCTTCAACAGCTGCATCACATTCTGTTTGTTGTGAGATGTCGCGGTACTTAAAGATAAGTTCTTTCTCTGACTTAGCTTGATCTCCGTTAATATCTACGTATTGACCATAGTGACCGCCAGCATTGATTACATTACCAATACCTTCGTCTTCATCCATAGGAGCAACAAAAGAAGCGCGTGAGCGATCCTCTTTCTCTTGATCCTTTTTCTTTATTTCAAAACCAAATAACTCGGCCAATGTGTTTATCCTCTTCAAATAATAGCAGAGGAGAGTAATCCCCTCTGCTTATACTGTTATTTATAAGGCTTGAGAAACACTACTTATGAAGTAGTATCTGATTCCCAATACTGAACTTGTAGTTCAACAGTGAATTCCTCAATAACATTCTCTGAATCATATGAAACATCGATTGCAGATATATTAGTTGGGAAGGTTCCACGGAAGTCATAGCGTTTTACCGCTAGTCCAGCCTTATCTAACTGCTCAACAATCATATCGGCTTGGTAGTCGACAGGATTGGTTAGACCAGTGTTTGATGCATGTTGGTTAATACCGTTCATCCAACGCTCGAAAGCGTTTCGTGTTTCCATTTGAACGTCATTGATAATAGTCACTGACCATGGTTCGAATGTACGATCGCCTGCAATCTGCAGTTGACGTCCACGGAACGGGATAGTGATTGGTGCAATGATGGAAGCAGGTAGCTGAGCAGCTTTACACATGAATGATGCGAGCTCAACATTGCCTCCGGCATAACCGGGGAAGTTTAATGTGGCTTTAAATAAGTTGGCACGGGCACCGCCTCCTGTCAACTTGGATTTAAAGTCATCTACGCCTAAAATAGCCATGTTTTATGTCTCCTTATTGACCGATGATTTCAGAGAACTCAACGCCGCTACGAGTAGCAACAAAGTTCAATGTGATGAAGTTAATCGAACGTGCTGGCTTGATGTATATATCAGCAACAAACGAATTAGCATCAATAACAGCGCCTGTATTATTTGTAGCGTCACAAATAACAGAGAAGTCAGTAATACCACGACGGCCTTTTACATCTCGCAAGAATGGTTCGACGAGATTGCGGAATTGTGCCCGAGTAAATTCGTCATTGAATTCGAACAATTGGAATTTAGCAGCAGTAGATACGGCTTTTTCCAATGTGATGAACAAGCGACGAACGTTAATGCGATCGAATGCACTAGGCTTACTTTGTCCAGTTTTGTCACCAAACAATACGATACCTTCACCAGGGAAGCTAACGATTGGGTTAACGCGTGCTTTATACAGATCATCACGAGCAGCTTTCTTAGGATTGAAAGCAATCTTAGTAACACCGCGGATTTGACCACGTGTGAAACCAGCAGGTGAGAACCATGCATCAGCAACATTGTCTGTGTTTGCACATAGACCAGCAACTGCACCAGCAGCAATAATCCAATGGTATTTGTCCATGTACTTACAGTAGACATATAACGCAGTTGAATCAAAGACAGCGTATGATGAAGAAGTCAAGGCGTCAGCCCAGGCTTTCACATCAACAGCGGCAGTTGCACTATTAACCGTTACGGCAACAGCAGGGGAAACAAACGCAACACAATCTTTACGTGCAGCAGCAATCGCAATAATGGCATTTGCCATAGTTACATCGTCAGCGGCTGCGGTCTCAGGACCGATAAGAAGATTGATGTCGAGTGTTTCGGCATCATTAAAGTGTACGTACGCAGTCGTTAATTCGCCAACAGTCGGTGCATTATCGCTTGTACCACCGGTAAGTGATACTGTGATTGCAGAAGAACCTGTTACGAAAGCAGCACCAGCAGCAAGTGTAGCAATTGCTCCAGCGTCTGTTAATCCAGAAGTGTGTGCACCCCAACGAACATACTTAGATTGAGTATTGATAACGTTCTTGTAGAAGCTATCTGTACCATCATCAGCTTTAGCATCTGCAGCTTGAGATACGAATGGGAATGTTTCTAGAATAGTACCAGCAGCACCCGTGATTGCACCATCTTGGTCAACAACGATAACGTGCAACTCATCTTTAGTTTTTCCACTGATTGCTGTTGAATAAGTAGATGTGCCTGGAGCTGAATCGAAGCTAGACTTGTATGCCCATCCGTTAAACGCTGTTGCATCTGCCGGACATATTGAGACTTGTAAAGAGTTACCTAAAACTCCTGGAAAACGAGCGATAAATGTATCTGTAGCACCAGGTGTTACAGTTGCATAATGATCGTCATTCTTAACTAAAAACGCAGTACCAGAAGTAGTAGCGTTTAGGTTGCCTGTGACTGCACGTACGACGCGCAATGAGTTACCATACTGCAAGAACTGTGCAGCAGGATAAAAGTACTTTGAAGTGTCGTAATCCGGTTTGCCGAAAATATTAACCAATTGTTGCTCTGAACCGACTGTAGTGACCTCATCAACGGGACCCCACTGGAATGCACCAGCAATAGCTCCGATTGAAGTAGATACAGCAGGAACAACATTGGTCAAGTCGACTTCTTGGACCTGGACACCAGGTGAGACTTGAAATGCCATGTATATTTCCCCTTCATTGAGAATTAATAAGTTTTCATTATAAGACGTTTTTCACTATGATTATTTATAAATAAAGCGATTTAGAAGAATACATCCTTTTGAGTGAACCAAGTGTCTCCACCTATCCGCTCACTGACTGCTTCTTCTACAATGCCATCATCAAAAACACCAAATGGTACCACGTCGTCTTCTATCATTCTTTGTTGTTCAGCATACAGCATACTTTTCATATCAATATCTGTCATCTCACCAAAGAATGGTGTGGCAGCAAACCAGCCGAACATAACCAGGTTCATCATTAAATCATCATGATTTCCATCTGATGCTTCATATGAGGTTCCCTTGGCTACAAACGTCGACATTTCAATAATTGTATCTTGGTCAACAATGTTTAATTTGTGCTGTTCTACTAAGTCCTTAATATTAGAACAACCGATGCGCTTGACTTTCTTAGTCATAGTGCAACCGATCGAGTTAGCCTTTATCATAGATTCAACGAATACATTTTCGTATTCCAAATCGTAGTATAGACCATTACAAACAACTGAACCCTGATCGTTGGATTCAATAACTACATATGCCTCATTAAAATTCCGTGCATACTTGTATATAATATCAGGAAATAATAGTGGAGATATCATATTGTCTCTGTATACTGCTACCTGTTGGAAGGGCTGTACACTTATATCTATAACATTAAAAGTAGAGTAATCCATGCCACGGCCTTTGGCAACGTCTACGAACATCATGTACGTGTGATCTGCTTCTGGCTTAGTGTATACCTTAACGTTATTCTGTGTGAATATTGGTTGTTGTGCCTGGAGACTTAATAGGTGATCGCCTGATATGAGCGTATTACCAGTTCCGTGGAACGTATTACCAAACTCCTGATTAAATTGTAACTCGGACGTGTTAGCAATAGTTTGCTTTTTCCATTCTTCGTCACGACCAGGTACGTCCCACCAGTCTACACGGAAATGCTTATAGTCATTAGTGTTCTGTACAGAGCCTTCCCACAACTTGTGGTATATGTTACCTAAGCCATTTGCAGTAGAAGTAATAATTACCTTTGTGGATTTACCAGACGACACAACCGGATAGGTTGATGTATAAAACTCTGTTGCGTTCTCCACGAATGCAAACTCGTCGAGGAATAAGAGATTGACAGACATGCCTCGAATGGATGATCCGCTAGTAGCAGCAGCGATGATCCTAGAATTATTAGAAAACTCAATTGAACCTTTGTTTAATGCTTTACACCCTGGTTGCAGAAAGAAAGGTAAGTTCTCAAGCATTAGCGTAATACGAGCAAGCATCTCACGTGCAGTTGCACCCTTGTTTGCTAGTATCGCAATGGTCTGTTCAGGATGAAACAGTGCATACCATAGCAAATAACCAACCGACGAAATTGACTTTCCTGATTGGCGACAAGCAAGTACAATAGTAAATCGGTGATTGTTAAAGTGATGGAACATATCTTCTTGATACGGATACAAGTCGAAAGGAACAAGTCCTTTATCAAGATGTATTACCTTAAGATGTTTTTTTGCAAAGTATACAGGATCCTTAAGGCACCGGGTATACTCTGTTATTTGTTCTTGTGACCAAGCTTCTTGAACCCCATCGCGTTTAACGTTATGGTTACCAAGATAGCTTAGTTCGTTACTTTGGGGATTCGCCATCAATGACCTTTATTTTATCTAATAGTTTACGTTGAAGATCAGCAGTCGATCCGACGAAGACATTATTTTGTGTCATGCCGCCTGGTAGTAAAGGTGTATCCTTATCTACCTTTTCGACTTCTTTTTTCTTCTTCTGTAATTCCATCAGACGATCTGCAATCTCAGCGTTCTGTTTCATCATGTTAGACAATACTTCGAATGCCCTTGGATGTTCAGAATCTCGTGCAAGTTCCAGCATCAACTCAATTGCTTCATCGCCTTTTTCTGCTAGGTTGTAATATTTTGCTCTAGCATAGGCATAGTCATCATTTACATCGCTCATTATACATTCCAAATCTCTTCAATTGTATCTATAGCGGCTGTCACTGATGATGTTGCACCTGCGACCGTATCGCTAAGATCGAATATTCCGTTAACGGTTTTGATTGTCATCTTAGTACCAACAACAGAAACTAATACTCCGGTTGCTCCACTTGTATTAGCAGTAATAGTTTCCCCTACAGTAAATGTTGTTCCACCAGCTATACTAGATATCGTAAAGATATTTTGATCTGGATTGTCTGGTCTAAATATAGTTTCCACTATAGTATGTACTTCAGCCTCAGCAGCCGTAGCCGGATTAACAATAACCTTTTGTCTTTCAATAGGCTTACCACTTATTTTAACGTCATTATTATAATCAACGACAACGCTTTTAATAAGTCCTTGTGAACCGATACCGCCGTAGAAATTAACCTTTGTTTCAAAATCTAATGTATATATAATGACTCGTCGGGTAGTTGCGTCACCCTCATAATCATCTTGTAATGAAACAGATTGCAATACAAATGGTTGATCTGATTTAAAGTTATTTTCGACTTCTTTAATTGATACAGTATAGTCTGGCTGAAAGAATGGAAGGATTTGCTCTAGTATCTGAAGAGCATCATCCTGATTCTTTGCCATGATGTTTAACTGTACTCCTAGGTTGTATCCAACTGGACCAAGCACTGTTTTCTTTTTATTGCCATCTAAAGGATCTGGAAAGCTTTGACGAATACCCTTTTGTAATTTGACGTTAGGGTTATATGTTAATGCCGACAATTCAAACGACATGCGTGGCAGTTTTAATGCAATTTTAGGATCATCTAGATCTCTTTGCTGATCCAGACGTGCTAGGAATTTCTGCTTAGGTCCATATGCTAATGGAACCTTAATGATATTTCGTGCAGTGCCATCGTTTCCTGCACGCAGTACACTAATGTCATTAAAGAGTGTACCGAATACAGCTACAGATCTACGTATAGCAGCGTGATAAAAGTGATTACCGAACATTATAATTCCTCATTATGTTGCATCGCCAAATGGATTGTTTTCAGAGAAGTCAATAATGTCATCAGCCTCATCCTCGAAGTTAAAGTTACGCGCTGATGGATCATTTAAGAATGTACTATCAGTTGCAGCAGTTGCAACATCGTAAATCTTACTGATCGTACCAGTCGCAGATGAAGTAGCACCGACAATAGAATTGGTTACAACAAACTGATGATACTTTCCATCTGATGTTTCTATTTGATCGATAGTTAAGGTCTTAGTAGATCCAGATCCGGTAGGTGCACCCACGACCGATGCTGAGATATTAACTTCAGCAACATCTGCTTTAGGAGACGTAGCGATAGTTACCGTTGGAAGAGACGCATAGAATCTTCCACTATTAACTAGTGTCACTGCTGTGATACCTCCTGCTGCATTCTTTGTGGCAGTTGCCGTAGCTTGAATTGGAGCAAACCCATCGTTTATTACGTCAAGAGTTGTTGCCCCCGTCGGAACAGTTATTGTAGTAGATTGAGCAATACTAGTTGTATTAACCGCTAGGTTATCGAAATAGACTCCGTTTGTTGCAATAGTATTAGCTGTTGAGTTAACACCTTTAAGTTGTATCTGCTTAGTTGATACATGATGGCCACCAGCTCCTATTAAGTTAGTTGTACCTGATGCCGAATTATCAGAAAGTCTTGTTCCATTAACGAATATCTGTACTTTAGCTGCTGTAATATCTACTGCGATCTTTACATGATTCCAGTCAGCATTATTATATGTTGCCGATGATACCGTACTAGCATTTTCACGACATATAACTTGATCGCCAGCTAATTCAACTCTAAAGTCACCGAACTGTGCGATAGTTCCCGCATAAGTTGTAGCAGCTTTCGTCTTAAAGAAGAATTCAACAGTACCATTAGTCTGATCATTGTTTAAATCAGTGTGGTGGTATTTGGCTGAATCCGAACAATTGACTGACCAATCAGGAAACTTATATTGACTCTGAGTGATAGTCGCATTAGATAAAACGCCTTCTAATGTTTTATCTGCAGACGTGTGTGCTAGTACCGTTACCCCGGTGCTGACATGTCCAGAGCCTGCGGTAGTTACTGCAATTGAAGTTAAACGACCAATACCTCGGCCAGAACCGAAGCTAGCCGTTGCTGTTCCTGTTTGTGATACAAGTGGAGATATGATACACTTTATTCTTTCGCCTGCAGTAAACGTTCCAGATACTACGCTATATTCAAACGTTTCTTGATATCCGAACTTAGTCTCTATTGCATCAACATCCGCAATACCAGTATTAAACTCTTCGTCACTGAATTCAAACATCCGTGCTTGTAGTTTATATACAGGAAGATTACTTAGTTGATAAAACGGTGCTTCATGCTCAATGAAACTAATCTCAAAAAATGATTTAGACAGAGGAAGATATATTAAATCGCCTTCCATAGGTCTGATTATGTTTATGTCTGAGTTTTGTAAACCTACGAGCCTGTCCCATGATCTACGAGCGACGACAAATGTTACTTCATCACGTATCTCCATACCGAACTTAGCAAAGATATTACCTTCGCCCTCAAATCCTTCGGTATTCTCTATGTACATTTCGATGGTGTTTGCTGTATTAAATTGGCTCTCGGTATCTTCTCCGAGAATAAAGTCACGTTGCATTATCTTGCGTGGAAGATAGAATACATCCTGTCCATACATCTTGATGGACTCAATAATGATGTCCTCGTACAGAAACTGTTCAGTTGCTACTTTTGGTGAAAAGAATACATTAGTTGGCATGATTTATCCCACGTAAAATTCAGGAGGCATCTCGTACTTAAGCTGCATATCTTCTTCGATAGCGGCAATCTCAGCAGTTCCGTCATCATATATTTGACGTCCATTAAGACTCACACCACCGGGAAGTTGCATGCCTTCAAACTTTATTAAGTTTGCACCCCATTGTTGTTTAATTAAAGCAGTAGTATAGCGCTTTAGAAGCATGTCATTAAATACTTCAACGTTAGCAGTAGGATCGACTGTGCGATATGCGTCTACCACAATGTAATCATTTAATGTTATGTCAGTTGCCCAATCAACATCAAGATGTAAACGATTCATATGTCGTGTAAAGCGTACATGTTCTGGTCCGCTGAATAACATATTCATCGTGGTTAGATATGATTGAGTCTGTGCATAGTTTGCAAGGTTACCAGAAAAGCCAAGTGTCTGCATATCATTGAGACGCATTTGGTATTTTGCAGAGAACATATTGCCACTTGAGTTACCTTCAAACAATGGGAAGATACGCTGAACTGATAGAACAGCATCAGGTAGAGTGATGTACTCGTTAGTAATATCAGCAGTAGTTATCTGATGTTTATGATATACTTTGTAGATCGCATCAGAGTGATACTCTTGATAGAATTGAATTGCTTCGTCGACTCGATCTGATATTTGATCCTCATCAACGTTTATCTCAAGGACAGGTGCTCCGAGTTTGCGGAGACAGTAGTCAATGAGTGTCTGTCTTGTGTTTGGAGCTGCCATAAAAAATAGTCCTACAGATATTTGATTTCTATAAGACTATTTATATGTTTTAAAAACTAGGGTTTAGTTGGCCAGGTAACATCATCTAAAGAAGTTGCAGAAGAAGTAATATCCCGTAACGCTTGACGGTATGTTCTTTGTGCACTTGTCATTGTACGATCGGAACTTGCCCACCAGTCAGTAACTGTCATCCGACGATCACGTTCTTCCCTGAGTAAACGTAGAGGTTGAGCGGCAACGAGTTCATCGCGCTTTGCGGCAATTACTTCCCATGTTGCTCCCCAATTGGC